CGGATCACCGCAATAGAGCCGGTGGCTTCCAATCTCCCACAAATCACCGGGCTGGGTAATGGCCCCGCCTGCAGCTTCCATTTCTGCCGCCGCTTTCTCCCGATCAAAATCATCCTCTACCGCCTCAGCAGAATAAAATTTGTTCATCAGGGCGTCGATCTCCTCGGCGTCAAAGCCGGTCAGGGATACGTCGAAATCCGAAGCGTCAAGGTCGGCCATGACCTCCGCCAGCTTTTCTTCATCCCAGCCACCCTGAATCCGGTTGAGGGCAAGGTTCAGGGTCTTTTCCTTTTCCGGCCCCAAATCCACCACAACGCAGTCAATCTCGGTTTCGCCCATATCCAGTAAGACCTTCAACCGCTGGTGGCCGCCCACAACATTGCCGGTGGCTTGATTCCAGACCACCGGCTCAACAAATCCAAACTCCTCAATGGAGCGTTTCAGTTTTTCATAGTCCCTGTCGCCGGGCTTCAAATCCCGGCGCGGGTTATAGGCCGCCGGGTTCAGCCGGGCGGCGCTCACTTTCTGTATCTGCATTTTCTTCTACCTCCTCCGGGTTCCTCCCGCATATGGGGCAGGGCTTTTGTTCCCCTGCCATGAAATACAGCTTTTTGCATACCGGGCAGAAATCAATCTCCTGCATAGCAAACAGCTCATTTTTCAAAGTTTCTGGGCTTTGCCAGTCCACCATCTCAAAAAGCATGGTGGCAAATTCCTCCTGCCCGCCCATCATATCCAGAAAATCCTGCCGGGTATAGCCCTCGTCGGAAAGTTCCGGCACATAACAGACCTTATCCGGGTAATGCAGAAAGGCTTCCTCGTCCTTCACGATCCAGCCCTGCTGAAAATAATCCCGTTCTATGATCGCTTCTGTCTCATCCGTTTCTGGCGTATAGCTGCCGATTTTCAAATATTGCTCGTTCATAGTAAATCCCTCGCTTTCAAAATGTGACGACAGATTACCAAACAAACCGCCCAAAAACAAGGAAATTAAAGGGAAA